CCGAAAGCTCCGTGCGCTCTGATGTTTGTAATGCTGAAGTTGTTTTTTACCTTCGGCCCGATCCATGCAAACAGATTGATCTGAACATTGTTTGGTGCGCTCGGACGATTATGCGTCATCATTTCGCAATTATCCACGATTCCATCCGCAATGGTTATATAACCAACCACCTTGCAGTTCTGGAGCTTCGTATAAAGCGTGTTGCCGTGATCACTGAAGGCAGAAGACGTAGATGCGTTTTCCGAAAGGGCAAGAACGCTGTTTAGAACATAGGTGTAAAGAATGGTTGCATCTGATCCGGTTGTGATGCAGTGCCATTTTTGGGAATACAATCTGCAAGTATCAATTGTAGTATAACTACATGCAGTTACATCAATACCGTAGGTGTTACTGTCTTCTGTGTCTTCCATTCCTATTACACAGTTGCGAATGGTTATGTTACTGCAATGCATCAAATTAATACCAATATAATTATAATTACCGGGAGTCAAATTGCAGTTTTCGATTACCGAATCGGCTACCCCCTCCAAAGTGATGCTTGCGGTGTAGTACATCCGATTATTATTGTTTGTATATGCTCCAATGTTGCGTATATAAATATTTTTCAAAGGAGCCGACTGCTTTTTTATTGTGCAAGCTTCCAAGGAATAAGGCAAAGATGCGTTAAGCGCATTTTCCTGTGAGTCGCACACCATGCCGCCCTTGTAATATGGACGGCCTAAATGTACTTTTTCATCGCTGGTCACAAAAACAAGTCCATCCCCGGTGTTATACCCAATGCGAGTATCCTTTGTGTAAACGCCCGTATATACAGTCGTATCAAATTCTGCACTTGCGGATAAAAATTTTTCTGCCGTACAAACGATCTTAGCATTGTTAAAATCAATCATAACGTCCCCATGAGTGATATTGATAGTATCAGATACTAAGTACGTGGTGTTTCTGAACAGTACGTAAGACCCGTTCGTGATGGCATTTTGGATCGCAACTGTATCATCCGTAACACCATCACCAACTGCTCCATACATTTCAGGCGTAGTGAAGTTGAGTGTGCCGTTTACCATTTTTACATGGGTAATGCTATGGTCTTGAACCGTAGAAGTCGCTTCCGGGTGTTCTGCAAGCCAAGCAGATATGGCATTTTCAACCTGCGTGTCAGATGGTGCTCCGTTTACCACCCATGCCGTTTTACCATTTCCAATTGTGCTTAATACTTGTCCACTTACCCCGTGAGGGTTTGTTTCTGGAAAAGGCACTTTGTCCGTCTGAAGATCAGAAACATCAGAAACAAGTTCCTGCACAGTCTCCTCAAGTTCCGGGTCAATTCCATCGACTGTAAAATCACCATTGTCAGTTTCAGTTTTATCAAGCAAGACATCTGACAAATCTGTAAAATTTCGAATTCCCCGCTCTACCTGATCAGAAACATCCACATCAAATTCCAGAGGTTCGTTTGCCACGCCGAAATATTCAGATAGATTGTCGTTTTTATTGATCTTTTCGCTTAATTCGCTTTCCTGAATATCAAGCCAATTTTCTACAGTGCTATTTTTGCTTCTGATTTCAGAAGCGTTATACTGAGGTTTTAATTCTGCTTTAGCCCAATCTGGAACTGTTGGGTCTGTCTCTTCGACTTCCATGCTGTTTTGCACGGTTCCCGAAACTGTATCTAACTGATTAGCAAGATCGTCCTTGTCTGCCTTGTCGTTTAAAGCGCTCTTTAAGTTACCAACTTCACCGCTCAATTCGGTGTAATCCGCAGGAATACTGTTCAGAACCTGAGTCCCCTTGTTCTGCACAGCGTTAACCTGATTCGTCCCAGCGGTGTTGATAGCCTGCACAGCGGTTGTCTCCGCAGCCTGAGTTAGCTCTGCATAATGCTTCGCATTATTTTCATTATGCGGATCAGTAGCAGGAACAGGAACACCATTTTTTGTACCATAGGTAATAGCTTCCGCTTCGAGGGCAGAATCCTGCGCACTGCTGATTGCCTGAGTAACAGGCTGAGATGCGGCTACCCGTGTGCCGATCTCATTGATGTTTTCTTGTGTGATTACATAAGCATCACCTTTATCTCCCTTATCGCCTTTATCTCCCTTATCGCCTTTTTCGCCTTGGATGCCTTGTGGACCTTGTGCGGAAATCCCGGTGCTTTCCCATTTGCCAGTCACGGCATTCCAGACAACCCAAACGCCATTCTCCGGGTGCGGTGTCTTGTCAATGGCTGATTCGCATTTCGCAACAGCGGCATTCAGGGCGGCGATGGCCTGATCAATCGCCGTCTGCTCCACGGGTGTAGGCTCATAATCGGTCGGTTGCGCTCTCTGGACTACAGGCACAAGTATGTCATAGACCGTCAGCGCAGAACCGTCCTCATTCGGAACGTACACCCAACCGTAGACCATTCGACCTGTATTGACATACTCTTCCGGGATCAGCACCCCGTCCCGGTTCCCGATCTGCACAGTGGCCTTCCCACGGGGATCATTACTCCAATGCATCTCATAGGATTCCGGGAGTCTCGCCGCCGATGTGGCAGGGAAGGTCAGCACCAAGCCTTTGTCCCATTGCCAGACCGGGCGTGTGGTGAATGGTTTTTTACCCAACATCGCAAGCACGTATTTGTCTCGCATCGTCATCGCCTCCGATTGATTTAAACGTACTTTAACTTATACTTTCCTTTGATTCTGGCCTTTTTAACTTTTCGCCGCACTTTGGACAATGGTTATACGGCTCATCTGTCGTTCCGTCCTCATAACCATGAGGCGAGTAAGTGAAACCGCAAGCGGGGCATTTCAAGTTATAAGTCCAATCATTTGGCCGTAGTTCAATCCATTCCATACGCTATTTGTTCGCCGCCAATGCGGCTACAAGCCAAACGCTGATGTTAATCCCGATAACCAAGCCAATGACAAACATCATAACTGCCACCTCTTATGCGTGTTATTTAATTCACAACGCGCATTATGCTGAAAAATTCAAGCACCTTGCGGCCTATCAGTTTGCCGCCTGCAACATTCGGGTGAACCGTATCATCAACGTAACGGGTTCTGTTCAATGTGTTAATACCGCATGCGTAAACATCAATAAAATCAACGCTCATATAATTTGCAACATCACGAGCGGCCTTTGCAAAATCATAAACACTGTGTCCGTACTGGTCAACTGGCGGGTTGTCGCTTGCTTGCCCCGTTGTGCCTCGGCTGTTTGGATTGCTCATGATAATAATTCGTGCGTTCGGAGCTTGTGTTTGCACGGCTTTAATCAAATAAGCCAAAGCACCCATAAAGGTAGAACGATCAAAAGATGAGCGCAACGCTTCAATGCTTCCGATATCCGCAGTCTGTCCGAAATCATTCGTGCCGCCCATGATCGTTATGAAATCAGTATCAGCAGGAATTGATGCAATTCGGTTTGCATCACAGAATCCTGCCACAGATGCATTTGGGACATCGGCAACACATGAACCGCCAAGGCCCAGATTTGTAAAACGCAGTTTGAATGCGTTATAAACAATATACTCCCATCGTCCCTGCTCCGTGATGCTGTCACCGTAACCAACCCATTTTTTGCCGACAATCTCTGGATTTAAACTGGCAGGGATCGCATAATCAGGAAACACCATAATGTATTCAATGTTTTGAATCTGTGTCAGCTGCGTATAGTCGACAAAATCGATGAGGAAGTATTTATATGTTTTTGGATTGGACGCATTGTAAACTGCTGTTGCGCGTACTGGATAAAATCCACTTGTTGTTACATATATTGAACTCCCATCAGCTCTATTGTTATCCGTGCCTCCCCATCTGCTATTACTGGACAAAACAGGTTTTAGCTGTACTCGTTTGCTTTCGTCTTTTACTTTCACGTAAATTGCATAATTGAAATCAGTCTCGGAAACTGGTATAGGGCTGAGAATTGCAGAAACAATACCTTTTACACCGGATTGCGCTGTAATCGTTTCTGGCAAAGTGTTTTTAATATAAGAAGGTGGATTTGCGCGCCATGTTGCAGAAGTTGAGCCGTTATAGATGCCATCCCATTCGCCCCCAAAAACAAGGGGCTTCAACGGGTTTTCATCCATCAATTGCAGTGCATCTGTAGCATTCTGAGGAAAGATTTTCCCAATTTCATCGGGATTGTCAAAAAAATAGATGGCTTCGATATTGTCCGTGTAGGCCTCGACGATGTTATACCAATATCTCCACGTTGCTCCTGCTATGTTCTGCTTACTATATGCAAAGCGGTAAACCCCTGAGTGATAAATCGTCATTGCATATAAATAATGATTCGTTGAACTGTTCCACGTTGGGTCTGATGCAAGGCGCAAGTTGAATTTTGTATAGGTGTTTTCGTTTTTGAGCTTAATTAAGATAGCCCCGTCTATCGTGTCCGCTGTTGTCGCAGGCAAGGCGCTTTTTCTGCGCTGACAGACAGCTCTCGTTCCGCTGGTCGCGGTAACATAATCAAAAATAGCAGAAATCTTGTTGGTTTGCCCAATCTCAACCATAGTATAAGTGTTTGAACCGTTATAATAGTTGCAAGTACCAGTAAACAACGCAACACCAGACAATTCAAAAGCGCTCTTTAAATCAGCAATTTTCTGATCCTGTGCCGCCGATGCATCTACCACATTCTGCAAAGCGGCATCGATCTGCTGACTCCAATCGGTGATAACCTGACTGCTCGGAGTGATGACCTCATCTGTCTGGGACGGATAGACGGTTGCTATGATGTCCAGCAACGTAGTGATCGTGTTCCCGTCCGTCAGCTTCAGCACAATGCCGATGTATCCGGGAATCGAAAGCGCAGACTGAGTGAGCAGGATGTATATCTGATTCCCTGAGCGAGTGCCGGGCACAGGTACAGTTGTTCCGTCCGCGAGAGCGCAGTACCCCGTGACGGAGCCGGACAGGGTAGCCTCCGCTCCATTGTCATAGACCTTCACACCGACAAGGTTGCCCACGTTGTCAAGGCTGAAGAAATTGCCTATGATGTACCGCCGTTTCACAGGCTCTTTCAAGTCCTGTTTAAACCAACTTTCAGTTATCGCCATTCATCATCCCTCCGTTACTGTTGTCGTGTTCATTCCCTTGATCCTGCTGATAAGTGAACTCCCAAGTTTGTCATAAGTGATGCTGTTCCGCTTCAGCCGGTATCCGGGGATTTGCCGTTGCATGGACTTGATATCCCCGACCTTGATGCTGTTGTACCGCTTTCTGATGCTGTCATATTCATATTCCACCACCTGTGCGGTTGCGGTCATCCGGCTTTTCGGCATAACCACCGTGATTTCATCATAAAGGCAGACTGTCTGAAGCCCACGGTACTGTCTGTATTCTTCCGTGTCTCCAAGCAGGATGAACTGCACATCCAATTCGACTTCTGCGGCATCACAGCGGTCAATGGTGAAGCGGTTCTGCGCTTTCTCTTCCATCATCTGCTTTGCGGTTGCGGCATCAATCGTGATTTCCGTTCCGTCTGCCTTTTTCTGTGTATCCCCGACATCAAACCCGGCATCAAGCATCTCCGTCCGTTGGAATGCGTATTCCGTGGAAATTTCAGATTCAACATAAATATTGTCGATGTATAACCATCCGTCATTCCCGTCACCGCAACGGGGTAGAACCCGTGTTATCACATTCTCGACATTCCTGCTCCAATAGACCCCGGTCATGTTGTACCCGTAAGCAATTGTGATGCCCTTCCGTGGGCTGTCATTGCTCAGAATGTAAAAGTCCCGGTTGTTTCGTATCAACTGCGCCCCCAGAACCGGAACAAGCCCTTCATCTGGATCAAGCAGAGCATTGACGGGGTTGTAGAAACTCCAATCCTCATTCAGCGTTTTTCCGCTGATGTCACAGGCAATCACCCGGTCATCTGGATCAAGTAGTGAACCCTGCATGATTGAGATTGCTGTCATCGGATCGGCATCAACAATCTTGCATGAATAAAGCGCATTTCCTTGATAATCATAGCTGATGTGCTTTGCTTCAACTGTGATCGTCTGCGTGTCATCCTCACCTGAGACTTCGTAGATTCTAAAAAGCTGTTCCGTGATGTCAAATGCAGGAATTGTCTGCCCGGACATTTCGGTCTGCGTTTCTGTGATTGTTCCCTTATTGATATAACCGGCATTGCCTTGCATCGTGCGGACTTGGACATAGGTTTCATTGTAATCCGCAATCTTTGTCACTTGTACATCGGCGGCGATATCAGTATAAGTACCGCCGTTTTCTATGATCGTGTCACCTGACCCCGCAACGGTTGTCTCATATTTCCAAATATCAGCCATGCTTGTAGGTGGAACCTGATAATTCAAACTCTTTGCACTGTAAATATTCCCCTGATATGTAACCAGTGCGCCTTGCTGATAAACGGTAGTGTTGTTCCAAGCGTAAAGCCACGGGGACTGTTTTACCTTTTTGATGTTCTCAGGGCAGGGAATCCGTCTGTATGTCGGGAGAGCGGTATAAAGCCGGGTTGCCTGATTTGTTACCCAAACCTTTACATTCGGAAGGGTAATTGCTTTTACATGTTTCGGCGGCACGGGGGCTTTGATAATCCGTTCCTCAACTAACATGGTATATTTCCCGGCCTCATCCATCGGATGTTCCAGATGCAGTGTGTAACTGCCCCCTGCCAGTTCGGCAACAACGCACATTGTCGGATCAAGAGAAACTATGCCATTGTCTGTAAAGGCGGTTTCATCCTTCTCATAAAGGCAGATCATTACACCCACCTCCATCTTGGCTCAATGATTATCGGATCGGTAACGGGGGAAGTTGTGGTCACCGTCACCGTATTTTCCCCCGGTACGAACTCCGGGAACTCTCCCGACCATGCTCCGGGCCACGGGTAGATAAAATTCTCATCAATCCCCCCGACATACTCCCATGAAGAACCGGAACCGTATCCTTCACTTGTGAACCGGTAAAGCCCTTCTGTGTAAGTCTGACCACCCGAATAAAGGGCATAATCTCCGTTGTAATAATACCTGTCGCCGTTGTAATTAACCGCTTTCGTCAGGATAATTCCCGCTTCACAGTCAATTGTCAGGTTCTCCGGCGCCCGTTCAAAGCTGATAGCCTTGTCACCGATAGCAATGGTTGTTGCGCCGTGAAGGTATGTAGTTATCAGCGGCTTGCTGATGGCGTTGCCAGTGTTCTTGATTACTGTTGAGCCAATAGCGGCTGTCAGCGTTTTGGGATACCGTTCCATCTTGAAAGGGGAACAGTAAAAAGGGATTTTCCCTTGAAGCAGACAGTTACCGACACGGCTGAAAACAACTTCTGTTTCAATCCTTGCCTTGTACACCATCTGATCTTCTGTACAGACAATCAAATCGCCCTCACCCCGGAGCCAATTGAGAAGTTCCTCTGTATAATTCTCATTCGGCAGGGTGACTGTGATTGTCCGTGGGTATCCGTCATAAACTTCCTCACCCTCAAGCAAGGTAAGTTCTCCTGCTCTGCCGGGAATCTTCACATTCTGCACCCGTTCCGCAGGACGGATGATGTCCGGGAGCTTGCTGATCCACAGCCCCATACTGGTACTGGTTCTGTCTTTCCAGATAAACCACGGATTCATGCGCTCACCCCCTTATGCTCCATACCCTGATGCCAAGCGGCTTTCTGCCTGTCCAATATATCCATCCATGCGACTGCCGCCATAATTGACCACCGCCCGTCCGAATGTCTTGGTTCCTACAACCAACCGGAGATTCTGCAAATCCTGCCGCATTTCTTGGATTGCGCCGACAACTTCACTGGTTCCCATGCCGTTTCTGTATCTCTGATTTTCAGATGCGGTCAGTACACCCTCACCCCTGTGAAGCTCTGCCCGGAATCCGTTTGTTGGAACATAGTCAATCCCCGTTGCTTTCAGTGCGTAATTCCCGCCGAAAAGAGGAAGGTTGGCGGCAATGGATTCAAGCTTTGACTGCAACACGGAACCGCCGTCAACAATGGCTTTCCCCGCAGTGTCACCGCCTTCTTTGATGGTATTCCCGGCTTGCGTATATTTGGACGTATACGTTGCCATGTCTTCTTCAACAGACCGCTGAATAGCAAGCATTGTTCGGTCGATTTCCGTTTGAGTCTGGTTGATCTGCTTTTGCAGTTCTGCCTGTGTTGCCGCCTCGCTTTCGATGATTTGAAGCGATTTGTTGTACTCCGTCTGGAAGTCTTGAATCTGCTCAAGACTGTACATTTGATCGGTTTCGCTTCTGCCCCAGATTTTTTCTTCTTCCGGTGTTTCTGCTCCATAAAGAGTGTCGAGTGTGCCTACAACAACTCCAAGCTGTTCAACAAGATCATCAAGCGAATACTGATCCAAGGAAAGTCCATTCAAAGAACCTTCACTCAAGTTGCGGAAGTATTGGGCTTGCTCAAATGTAAGATGATTCAATCCGACATTTTTTTCCAAAGCTTCAGCCGCATACGCAACCAGATTATTACGGACTGTTTCCGGTAAAGTGTCAACATATGCCTGTGCTTGTTCGCTTCTGATTTCGCTTTGGGATAATGCCAATTTTTGTTCAGCGAGAAGACCGTATTCCTTGTCCAACGCTTGATTCATAGCAGACACAATGGCGGTTCTTCTCATCTCATCGTTCATTTCTTGCAGTTTCTTGAGTGCGCCCTCTATATCGCTCCCATACTGCTCAAAGACTTTCCCCGCACCCGGCAAAGCTTGTTCAAGTTCTTCTTTTGCGGCTTTCCATCTTTCTTCCTCATAAACCATTGAGCCGTATTTGTCTTCCAAATCGCTCATGTAGGCAATCAAAGCAGAAGACTTGGAATAATTGACATTCACATCCGAAATATCATTCGCAAGGTCATCCGCAATCTGTTTGACTTCTGAACCTTCCCCAAACAGGCCCTGTCTCAGACCGTCAATAAGCCCACCGGCAAGATTGATGCCAACGTTCATCATGCCGAAAATGATATTAGGTGCGTTTGTCCCAAGCTTTGCAAGTGTTTCACCGAGGAATTGTCCTATAGCCGCTCCGAAATCCACCACTTGTGAATTGTCAACAGATGCGCTCTTGAACATCTCGCTGATGCTGTCAATGAGCCAATTTGTGATCTTGCTGACCCCTTTAACCGATTTGGTACCGGCTTCAAGACCGCTGTCCGCAACATCAGACAGCAAGGTTGTCGGCAGACTGCTGATGCTGTCAGCAATGGCAGTAATAAGATCACCGCTGTTCCCGATAGTTTTCACCACTGACGGGATATAGTTTTCCATGAACCCGGTGAACGATGCCTTGAAATTCTCAATGGTTTGATCCAACCGATTCTGGTCACCTTCACCGCCGACAGCGGAAAGCATGTCTTCCCATGCGGCTTTCAGACTTCCCTTACTGCCGCTGATGGTATCAGATGCTTCTTTCGCCGTTGTCCCGGTAATTCCAATCTCAGTTTGAATTTCATGGATGGCTTCAATCAACTGGTCAAAGGTGATCCCGTCCAAGTCCTTGATCTCTTCTTCCAGAATCCCGGAATCATTGATCAATCTGACCATTTCGCCCTTGGTTCCACCATAACCCAATTTTAGGTTATCGAGCATGGTGTAGTTGCCCTTTGCAAACCCCTGATAGGCATTCTGGATCATCTGAATATCCGTACCCATCTTGTTTGCATTGTCTGCCATGTCTTGAACGGCAACATTCGCCAAGTCAGCGGCCTTTTCGGTATCATCACCAAGGCCCTGTGTCAGAGATGCCGCAAAAGAAGTGACCGTCTCCATGTAATTGTTTGCAGACAGTCCAGTGGTTTTGAAGCTCTGCTTTGCATAGTTCGCAACCTTGTTTGCACTTGCCCCGAACAGGGTTTCAACGCCGCCGATCAACTGTTGATAATTAGCGTATCCGTCAATGGCTCCGTTGATAACGCCGGAGATAGCAGAAACACCCTTGCGAACCATATCAGCCGCAAGGTTGCCAACCGCAACGGTAGCCGCAGAAATCTGACCTTTCAGCCGTTCCCCGGCTCCCATTGCGTTGTCTATACCTTTGTTAAAAGAGCTGTCATCAAGCTTCAGTTTCGCTGAAAGTTCAAATAGTTCCATGATGCCGCTCCTTTATTCTGAAAAGATTTTCACAACATAATCCTTGATATCCTGTGCCGTCTCCAACCGCTGTTTCTGCTTTTGGAACGGGTTCCGGTAAATTGCCTCAAGCTGATCCCCGAATGATTCTGACCTGTCTTTGTCGATTCTTTCTCCGCAAGCCATTATATAGGCCATATTTGCCGTATAACGTTCATATCGGGCTGTCTGCCCTAAAACCTGATATTCTATCAGGTAACGGAGAGAACGCAGTGAGAGCGGCCTATAAGCATAAACGGCATGGGTTACTGTTGCCCATCCGTATGCTGAGATGATGGAAAAAAACCTACAACATCCGTCAAAATGGCATTCCGCAGAGCAAGGGAATATTCCCCGTCATCCATTTTGTCCACTTCTTCCTCAGTGATCCCCTTGTTTTTTGCAATCAGTTCATCGGCAACAGCTCTGTTTTCCTTCAGCAACAGGGCTTCAATCCGAATGGTGATGGCATTGAATTTCACAATGCCCATCCCGGCTTCATACTTGCTGACGAGGGCTTCCATGCCGTCAATTTCAAAAATACTGCCGATAATTTCCAGTTTTTCAGAAAGGTCTTTCCGTTCCGTCATGTTCTTTTCCTCCTCAAAAGAACAGGGGAGGGAAGTTGCTCCCTCCCCGTTGGGTCATAGTTTACGTGGATGCCTTGTCAAAGAATACGATGCTGAACGGCGCAATATCGTAATCGTCAACATCATCCTGATAGGCGTGGAACTCAACACCGATAGTTCCTTCTCCCTTGTCGGTAAACGTGAACTGCATATCAGCATTGTTCAGAGCGTTTTCCAGAACAATCAGAACCAACCGACCGTCCGCAAGGTCACCCGCCCAACACATGTTGGTCAGGTAATCATCATCCTCAACCGCCGTGTGCATCTTGACGGTGGTGATTTTCCCACTGGCACTCTTTTCACCCGTTGCAAGAGCAAGGACGAAATTGTCAGGAGTTACCTCAACCAGTGTGGTTGCGATGTAGGCATCGGCAGAGTCAACGAACTGACTGCCCTTGAACGGATAGCGCATCCCGTCAATATCCGGTGTGCGCCGTTGCTTGGTCACGTTGAAATTTCCGCCGCCACGGGTTGCACCGATCAATTCACCCGCCGGATTGCTACCGCCGGTAATGATGTTCACGATGGCGGCTTTCAGTGCAGTGGCATCAGTGATCCCTTCAAAGACGAAATCCTTGATGAAAACCCCTGCGTTAAGCTGAAGCTTCTTGAATGTGTCAGCCCGGATGGGGGTTGTCAGTCCCGGAGCGGCAAACTGCTGAAGATTCAATTTGTTCATTGCATTTCCTTTCTCCGGGCTTATGATCCCGGCATTTGATAACTATTGATTCCAAGATTGATGTATGCGTACCGGAAATCCGGGTCTTCGTCAACCTGCACCTGTGCAGGACTGTCAGGCCAAATGACTACAACCCCGGCATCCGTTTCAAGGCGTTTCCCTTCCCCAATATCTGCAAGGATTTCGTCTGCCTTTTCCAGAATCAGGGCATTGCTCCGGCTCCGGTTCCAGATTTGGACATACATCGTTGCCTTTTGGTTCCATTCCGGTTCGGCAAGGGAATACGCCAGATAGGGGAGTTCCACATCATCCGGCACAGAGTCCGTTGTGTATGCCGGGAGTCCAAAACCGGAGAAATAGGTTTTGAGTGCCATTGCAAGGTTTTTCATCAGATCACCTTTTTCATACGGTTATTCCTCCCTTGGCAATTCCCATTTTTCAACCTCAATCAGCCGTTTGTTGAGCCGACTGGTTGCCGGGGTCATCCTGTCAGTTCCCGGATTCGTCACCCGGTACACTTCCTGCGTGTCGAGCCGCCGGAATGCTTCATGGAAGTCAAGGTCAAAGTTCTTGTCCACATAAATGCTATACGTGCGCTTTATTCCCTGTTGCTCTGCCACTTTGACTTCCGGCGCACTGTCATACTCCCATGCCGCATTAAAATGCGCTCCTTCTGTCCAGACAACGGAATAACCTCCGTAGGGGTCATCCTGCCGCTGTTTATTGAGGGTCACGCATTGAACGGTGAATTGATCCAGTAGGCTACTCATACGGCAATCTTCCTCCATCGGTTCAGCCGGTCAGCAAAAACTCCCTGCCATCCTGCAGAACTTGCTGATCCAGTCCCGTTCGTTCCGGTCTTCAAGGAATAACTGTATCCGTTGAAAGATTCCGACTGATACGGGCTGTTGACGGCATCCCCATAGTTTGCCACCCAATCATTTATCTCTCCGGCAAGCGCAATGACGGCAGGAGGAACCGCCATAGCGCAGATCGTCCCTGCAAACGATTCAGCCCGGAGTCCCGCCGCTGAATTATCATCATCATTGGTGATTCCGTCTGCATGGAAGGTATAAACCCCGTCATTCAGATCGGAATTGGTGATCCAGAACCGCTGACCATCTTTCAGAGAAAGAGGGGAAATCATGCCGTCAGCATCAATCACAAAATCCCCAACATTTGCGGTTTTGATGAAATAGTTGTGGATATATTCGCAAATCTGCTGAAGCATGATTTCTCTCCTTCTTACCTTTTTTTTGATGTTCGTGTTGGCTTTGGCTTATCCTCGGACACTTTTGCTATCAACGGACACCCCACCTTGTTAGCACTCCCGGAAAGCTCATCAATGCGCTCTTGAGAAGGATCAAGCCCATCACGAGGATATATATCGCCAGTGTGATATATGTGGTTTGCATCCTGCAAGTCAGTAAACGCTATGATTGCTTTATACACAGTTATTCTCATATCAAGCCTGTGCTACATAGGTGTATTTGATAGTCACGGTTCCAGAGGGAGTGTTCTTCAGCCGAACGCCGTTCTTCTCAACGGTGAAATCGGTTCCCTCAACAAGAGCGGTGGTTCCGTCCTTCAGTTCCTGTACGCTGATTACAGGCTTGTGGGCGGTCTTGTAAAGCTTCGTATCCACAGAATCAGCGGTAATTGTTTCGGCTGTGGTCACTTTCGTTGCAGTGCCAACATAAATGATGGAAATGCCATCCAGATACTCAGCCCACAGAGACATGCCCATCAGAGCGAAAGACTCACCAACAGCAGTGCCGTAATTGCCGTTAGCATGGAAACCAATCAGGTTTGTTTCACCCTGTACAGTGTAAGCAAGCCCAAGTTTGCGGAAATCCGCATCATTGGGGTCAATGTAATACAGATCGATATTCTCAACCGGGCAAGCAAGCACAGAACCCTGTGCAATATCAGGATCAGACAGCAGGAACAGGGTGGAATAGCCCATGAAATTCTTCACATAGGTCAAACCAAACTGTGTCTGAACGGTAATGTCAGCCGCACCCAGATAGTTATAGAAGTCCAGAACGTTGGCGAATCCCACCACATCAGTCACGGTTTTCCGCATCTTCTGGAACTTATCAACTACCATACCCTTTGCTTTAGCCAGAGCCATCTGCCATGTAGTCGCACCGTCAACCAGACTTCCGGTGTTGAGGAAACCATAGAACCGGGTCAGAACGTTGTTCTGAAGCTGATTAAGGAACGCATCATCAGTTTTCTCAATGGCAACTTCTGCACCGTACTTGGAAACATCTTCAATGGTAACAGCCTTTGCAAACTTCTCAATGCTCAGATCGCCCTTCGCCGCCTGTACAACGGTAGTCTTGCTATAAGGAATAACCTCGCCGGGTTCAACCGCACCACTCTCAAGAGCGATGGAAGCGGTATAGCTGATCAACTGAGATCCGGGAGCTTTCTTGATAGGGCGCATAATGCCCAGAATATCACGCAGGGCATCCCAATTCTGTCCGAACCGGGTAACGAAATCAATTTCTCTGGCGGTCACATTGGTGAACACGTTCGGCAGAGAATCACGGGGGTTGGTAAAGGTTTCAATGTTAGTAGGCATTTAATCAACTTCCTTTCTCAAGATTTTCCTGCAATGCTTTTTGCCGTTCTGCGGTGGAAAGCTTATAACGCCCGTGTTCATCCCGTGCGTAAATCTCTTCCATCGTCTTCTTGGCAGTGTTTCCGTTGTTGTTCGGGGGATTGTCCACCCTCGCACCATGCGGAGTTGTGGTGACCTTGAATCCACCCCACTTGGAATCAATGTCTTTCTTGACCTGTTCCAAGTTCTCAATCTTGCCGTCCGCAGTCAGCTTCATTCCGCTGAAATCGGTTGCATTGAGGATGGAATCAATAGTCTGCTCGCTGATTTTTTCCTCAATCAGCACACTCCGATAAGCCGCCCGTACTTTGGCGATATCGGCATCCTTGGCAACCTGAGCCCTGTAGGCATCATGGTCGGCCTTTTCCTTTTCGTACTTTGCTTTCCAGTCCTCGCCGCCCTTGAGGGATTCAATTTCCTTCGTCAGAGCCGGGACTTTTTCGGCATCCGCTTTGTATTTTTCCAGATCGTCCTTCAAAGGATCGACCACCCCAAGATGCAGACTGACAAGTTCGTTTCCGATCTCGTCCGTGTATGCTTCTCCAAGGATTTTTCTCAAGTCTGCCCGTCTAAATGATGCCATTTGCTTTTCCTCCCATTTCTTCGGAGCCTATTCCTTGGCTCATCGGAGTTTTTTTGTCGGGCGGTTCTTCGCCCTTCATGCATATTTTGGCGAAAAAGGCAAGGGGAGCAAAAGGACAAAACCGTCATTATTCCGGTATTTCATCCTCAAAAGTGACAAAAAAAGAGGGGCAGGGATATTCATCCCGGCCCCATGCCACGGAGACTTGGCAGTTCCTGACAAAATCAGTATACCGCATTTGTTCCGTTTTCTCAATCATCATTCAATTTTTGACAGTTCTGTCTGAATGATCGCCTTGTATTCCGTTGAATGGTTTTCTGCCGCCGGTCGCAAGAACGGCTTCGGCTTGCGCTTGTGCGTTCCAAGTTCCACATAGGGAGCGTATTCCACATTGGAACCGATAACTTCCGTCCGCTCGTCTGCCTGTGCATGAGCAATGCTGTTCCGCAGTCTGCCTGTTTTGACCGGGCAGAGCTTCTTTGCATAGCTTTCAGCCTTGCCGCCGCAGATTTCAAGTCCACGGGTGATGGCTTGATCAACGGCAGAAAGCACCTTCTGTTTGTGGCTGATAAAGATCACACTCATGATTTCGCCCTTCCCTTCATTGCAAGCCATTCATCATATGTAAGATCGTCAATTTCTTCACTCGTTTCATTGTCACGCCGCTTTGCATTTTCCTCCGGGTATTCCGGGAACACATAAGTCAGCGTACAACGGCAGTTGTAAACATCCCCCGGATGTGCATCAGGATCGCCGGGGAACATGATTTTCCCATAATCGGAATCAAAGGCTTCATCCACTTCCCTGATTTGCCCGTCCAGATGTCTGTGACTGTCACGGGTGCGCTTGTCGAGTGTAGCAAGCCATTGCTTCTTCATTGTGATCCCCATGCCTTGCGCCCTGTGCATGGTTTCAATCCGTCCGGCATTCTGAGCGGATGTCATTGCCGTTCGGGCATACCGGAGCATGGCGATTTCATTGCTGTCACCCGTCTGTTTTGCGATCCGGTTTGCGGTGTCTTCAATGGATTCGCCTTGAATGATCCCCTGTGTGATTGCGGTGTCAATCTGATGAGTGATCCACGCTCTATCCTTCCGCTTGTTCAGCCATTTCCGGGGCATCAAATCCGGCTCATCTGCTATCAGTTGTTTAACAGTCTCTTCATCATAGACAGCAAAAGCGAGTTCCATCTTTGCGCCTTGCTCAAGCATGTACGCCATATAATTCGCATTTGTGGCGAACACTACAAGCTTTTCATCGCTGATGATGCTGAGAGCGGCTTCATTCACACGGCTCAATATTTCGCTTGCCTGACGGGACAGGGCTTTCCAGTTCTTTCCTCTGAAAACCTCTGCCTTTTTCCATCTCCGATATTTTGCCGGAGTGATCTTGTCTTCATTCAGCAATTTCTGCATCTGGGCATCTTCTTTGGCAAACTCATCCGTATAGGCAATCAGCTTTTCATTGATTTCTTTCCGGGCTTGGCGGTATATCCTTTTCAGTTTCCGGGCTATTTCTTCCTGCCCACGGTCAGCCGCTTTTGTACCGATGTCCGGCATCAGATATCATCACCTTCATTGGCAAGCCTTGCGTTCATTTCCTCATCCTTTGCCTCAAGGATTCCGTCCACCTCGTCAACCGTGATCCACGGCAGTTTCCGTAGGACGGTTGCCCTGTCAAGGTAATTTGCCGCCATCAGCACTTTCTCTGTGGTTTCCCGTTCATTGCTGACCCGGTTACGCTTGAAGATCGGTTCATCCTCAATCCCCAACAGCTTCAACAGCCCTTCGATGCAGTCAGAAACCTGATACTCGAAATCGTCCGCTTCTTCGTCAAGGGGCTGATAGGCGGCATCGATATGGTCATTCGTGTCTCCGGCGGCAATGGTATGCACATCAAGCCCGCCGAAATCCTCATAAATCTGTGCTTTGATCCCGTCCAGATAAACCTGTCTCGCTGTTGTCGGGATTTCCTGTGTGTACGGTGTCGCACTGGAATTTACTGTATCAACGGAAACAATATGATTCAGCTTGATCCGGTCACGGAACTTTGCAAGGCTTTCGTCTGTCTCTCCAAGCGAATTGCCAAGAATCCAATAGATTTCGGCGCATTCCTGCAAATCGTTTGCAAATCCGGAGCGGATGAGATCAAAGCTGTCAATTTTGTTTTTCATCCCTACAAGTTCGCTCTGTTTGTGTTTGCTCCCCCACAGCGGCACAATCGGCAGGGAAGAATAATTCTGATCAACGGAACCAATCTCCCCTTGAATCTCCGTCCGCTGAACATTGCGGATGTATCCACGTTTCGGTTCTGAAACAGCAAGATTCAGCCCCCTGCTCCCGTCTGCCGTCCGGTAAACCGTGTACCCGTCCTCTTCATAAAGGACTGCCGTGATGGGCCTTTTCTCCCAATTCAAAGACCAAAACCGGATTCCTGCCCGGAGACTGCCGTTATCCTCATCCCACAGCGGCATAAACTCCGTCATCGGGAACACCTCAACATGGTCAAGGTTCCACATCAGATAGCATACCCCGTGGATAAGGGCATAGTGTGCGCCCAGATAAATTTTCCGGTCGAACTTTTTGCCAAGGGCATCTTTTGTCTTGTCCACGGTCTTTTTCTTGCCGTCAACGGTTTCCGTGGTTGTGTTGGAAAAGCTTACACCGTTCCCAAGACTGTATGCTGTCCGCTGTGTTGTCAGCCTGTGAAAGAAATTGCAAGCAATGCGATTATTGGAAGCGGTAAAGTCCGGGACTTTCTGTCCGGCAATATTGTAAATATACCGAATCCACTGCATGATGGTAGAATTGCGCTCTGCTTCATACTCATCTGCATCAACCGCCACCCGGTATGCTTCACTTGAACGGTATTCATTGATAGCCTGAGTGATGAATCCAAGCTTGTCTGTCTCCTTCTGGAAATCCTGATAGGTTTTCAAGGCAGTCATAATGATTCCCCCTCTCATCCGAAAACGCTAATATATTTTGTCGGCACAGGCTGACCGGGTTTCCGGTAAATCATCTCTGTCCCGTACCGCACAGCATCAATGTGGTGGTTGTTCCTGTCCGGGTATCCGCTCATGATTTCCCCGTCCTTTGTTCGTTCATACTCATAAGCGGAAAACTCCCGCTTCGTGTCCGGGCATCGCTTCGGGTCAATGACAATCTTCGTCAACTGTTGCAACCATTTCATCGAATAATCAACCGACCCGGCGCCCTTCTCAGCCCCTACACAGAACAGCCCAAAGGCATTATAGTCATTGACCGATTTCGGCTCCGCACTGTCTGCCGTGATCCTGTCCCTGCGTGTCAGCCCCTTTGCAAGCAATCTTTCAGCCGTTTCCTTATTACCGGCCTTGTTTGCCGTGTCCTCATCGAAAATGTAAAGCACACGCCTTGCGGCATCGTAGTGCATCCGATTGAATGCCCACGGGTCAGGGAAGAAACCCCAGTCAACGCCATTGTAAACCCTGTCAAAATGGCTGATTTCCTCATCCGTGATCTCCCGGATTTCCAGATTCTCAAACACATCAGCCCCGGTTCCGACCGCTTCTCCAAGATAAGTGTGCCGGTACTCCCGTTCGTTGGTCTGCTTCATGTACTCCGCTTCAAGGATGAACTGAGAGCCAAGCCATTCCGGTGGTGCATCAAGATAGGTGCTTTTGTGGCAAAGCCTGTCCGGGCGGTTTTCCTCGCTGTCAAGGTTTGCCCAATTCTCACGGGATATTGGGGGGTTGTAACTTTCAAAGTTCCAGAAGATTTCGCCGCCACGCATGGTGGATTCAAGGATTGTGTGAATCTCTTTCCGTCCGGCAAACTGATCCTTTTCCTCAAAATGAGTGATTGCGATGTATCCGAACGGAACCTTGATGGATTTGATCTTCATGGGATCATCCGCACCACGGAACATGATCTTCTGCCCTGTCGGCTTGTATATCAGTTCCATCGGTGTTTTCCGGGCTTCCCACAAATCAGCCATGCCCAACTGTCCGATTGCCCAGATGTATTGCTGATAGACTGAATCACGGATGGTGTTGCCGACCTTGCGGAAAACACAGGCATGTGTTCCGGGGTTGCAAATCAGTAATGGGGGAATCATCAGACTGATTGCCGATGATTTCAGCGATCCACGGCCCCCGGAGAGATCATAATGCGTGTGTTTGTGTTCAATTACATCATCAGCAACCCCATAAAAGGACGGCCCCAATTGGTCATAAAGATATATCATGATTTTCCCCACACAATCTTTACGGGTTCTTCATTGGTGACAGTTTCCACCGGCTTGTCACGCCATCTATCCGGTCTGCGGTTCTTCAGCCAGAATATCTGTGCCGTGATGTTTGGCGGTACATGGACTTCACGTTCCACCATTTCAACCCGTTCCTCTACAACCTTGCCAATACCCGGTTTCATCTTCTCAATCTTGACCTTGACAGGTTCCTTGACCGTGACCGTATATCCAAGGGCAGTCTTAAGAAGGGTGTTCTCAACCTCTATGTCAACAGGGGCTTTCCCTTTTTTAAGGGTAGCCATTAAAGCCGGGAACTTGTTCAGCCATTCCTTGAATGTCGAATACCCAATACCAATATTATGCGCTATTTGAGCATCGGTCAGCCCGTCCCTTGCCCAACCTTCAACACGCAATAGTCCATCAGGGGTCAGCCATTCTTCGTATAACCCCTTTCGTGCCATTACTTCCCCTTCTTCTTTGCGGCGGTTTTCTTGGGCTGTTTGGTTTCCTTGGATTTCTTGACTGCGGCATTGAATGCCCGTTCCATTTCCTTACTCATGTAAGCTTTCGGCTCAACATATTTGGTCTTGATTGCCATTTCTATTCCTCCCTTTAATGTCTCAGAACATTGTTAAGAACCGCCATAACAGCACGGCTTTCCTTCCGTGCTTTGCCGCCGTTACAGTACCAGTCAGAAACGGCCTCGGCTACACACTCGGCGAAATTATACTGAGCATAACCGCTGATTTTCTTTGCAAAGCTGAGATTTGTCTTATGGCTTGTCTTTGCTCTTGCCCGTTCAACGATTGTCCGGGATGCCTGTTCCATGCCGTTAAATCCACCAAGGCCCATGCGCTGTGCGGCAAAATCCGTCAGGGCGTGACCGTATTCGTGGGATGCAACGGCTTGCATTGCAGATTTGTTACCCCGGCCGGGATGGAAACCGCTCTTGACTGCCACATCATATGCCGCATTCATTCCGGCACTGTTCATGTACTTTTCGTTGATTGCAAGATTGCCGTTTGAATCATAATACGCCATTGTTGTACCGCTGACCTTTGCAATCTGGAACTGATTGACTGCCGTGTCATTGCCGTAAAGCCCGGTCATCCTGCGCCCAACGGAAAGAACATCATCCGTTTCCGTTCTCAGATTCCCACGTTCGGAAACCAAGTCCCTGACATTGCTTACTTTTCCGGTATCTCCACCTTTGCCAAGCAGATCACCGCCGCCGCCGCCGGAACCAGAACCTCTTCCACCCATTTTCTTACCCCCATTCTCTCGCACTAATCATTTTTGTTTTGACATTTCCGAAATCGAAAAATGTTGGTTCCGATCCATAGCACAAAACCATTGACGGCTTCAGCCTTTTCAATGCTTCAGTCATGCCGTCTGCCCAAACATTTTTCGCTTCCTCGCTTCTCATTACCCCAACCGTGGAAACTGCCACCACGCTGCCGGGCTTCAGACCGTCAAAACAGAACTGATATGTTTCCGGTTGCGCCCATGATAGGGTAGGGATAACCTCAATCCCTGCATCCTGCATCAACTGCCCGATAAGTCTGGAACGGTACACATTCCAAACCTTCATTGCCATTGGCATATCAAGGTACAATGACCAATCGGGCGTTAATGCGCACTGGAACTTCTGCAATAGCTGAATATTGGTGTCAGGATCATTCCAGACTCGTTCAAACTGGTAGTCATCAATGAAAAAGTGAATACCGCAGTCTGTTTCTTTTGCCGTCCGGGCGTAATTGAATCCAATCAACTTGTCTGGTACGAACTGTGTTGGCTTGATGATTGGCATCTGGTAGAATCCGTCAGCCCGTGCCTCATCGAAATCCTTAAGATTAACCCCTTTGTAGGTTCTCTCCCGTTCATCCCCGAAATACTCCATTTCGGATTCCGGCAGATCAAAGTCAAAATCAAAGCCGTCAAAGTCAAGGTCTGACAATTCTTCCCTCAGATTGTCCAACAGCACCCCGGTTTCTGATGCAATCTGGTTGTCTGCAATCCGCAATTCCCGGATATCTTCCTCAGTCAGTTCATCTGCGTTCTTGTTAATCATGTGGTACGGCATTTCACAGCCAAGCTGAATTGCCGCAAGTCTCCTGCCGTGACCAATAACGCATACGCCATCCTTGGTGATTGCCGCATCCTGTTGCCATCCAAACCGCCGGATTGAATTGACAAGGTTTTTAATCTGCTTGTCCGTGTGATCCTTGGCGTTTTTCTCATACGGGACAACAGCGTTAGGGTCTATCCAATCCCGATAATGGCTGTGGTCATGTTCCCGGCTCATCCTCATAACTCCCTTTTCATGATCCGCAATTCATACCCCAACGGCTTCAGCAATTGGGACAGAACGCTGATTTTGCAGTTTCCCCGACTGTAAGTCCTGCTGACCAATTTTCCGAACTCATCAAACCCGGCCTTCCTACACCACTCCGCTTGGCTTAATCCCTGATCACGGGCAATCTGGTCAGCCCTGACAATCAGTTCTCTTGCATCATCCATTGTTTCACCCCTTTCTAAAAAGCCGCAAGGACAATAATGACAATAAAACGGGAGAGGGTGTTGTTGACAAGCTGACAGGGGGTTTTCACCTACCTTTCATTATTTAAATTTTGCACGTTGTTGTGACCCTCTCCCGGCATTTCGGGTGGTTGCTCACCGGCACACCTTAACCCGTTATGCTCATTCCTCCCGATGCAGACTGCGTTCCGCATCAAACCCGTCCGGGTATCGCTCCATCAGTTTTTCAATATTCATCTGGCAGATATCATCCAGTGACCACCCGTTGACGGTGCATAGTTCAGCGATGCCCCACATCAGATCACCGATTTCAAGCATCAAATCGACCCTCTTGATCTGATGCCCCTGATACACTTTCTGATAAATACTGTGGATTTCTCCCAACTCGCCGCACATCTCAAAAAGAGCGTGATTCTGTGCCTCCTGCTTTGTCAGTCCCTTGTTGATTGTTCTCCCTGCCTGTTCCTGATACTCATTCAGTGTCATTCTGCGTTCCCTCCGTTTTTTCTAACGGGCACCAATTGGGCCGCTGTTTCCGAATCCATTGCCGATCCTCAATCCCGTACCAGATTTCATGTAATTCACATTTGCCGTAAACCGCATCCTTGAAATAGGGGCATTCAAAACAGCAATCCGGCATCGGGTTTTCCGTGTTCATGTCATCCATCTTCATTTCATCTCCCATACTGGTCACGCAGTTTCTCAACGATATCAATGATCGCGTTCTGGCAGTCTGCATATCCTTGCAACCATGCGTTCAGTACAAAGCAGTTCATACCCTTTGGCGGCTCAATTTCTCTGTTCACAATCTTATCAATGATCTGGTCATACCCGCTTTTTGTCAATTCTCCCATTTTCATATCGCTCCTTATGCGAAGTAGTTTAGTTTTTTGCTTCTTCCAGCAATTCCTCTGCAACTGTTGTTTCCCCTGTTTCAATCGCCGATCCTTGAGTATGACAACAAGGACATTCAAGTAGATTCAATCGTGTTTCTATTGGCCTTGCCGCAACCCATCTGCGATAGCATAATAGGCAAATTACTTCTGATACTTTGTTCCCCTTAACAAGAAGCATTCTATCTTCATCTCCTGTTCTCAAAGAAAACTAAGGCAATAATTGCTAATGATGTAACAACAGAGCCAATAATTGCACCAATAATGTATTCCATTCACTTTCACCTAAAGCCAATTAAATAAAACCCGGCTCTTTCTTATTGTCCCACCAATTAAAACCTTTATCTGCATTTCCATAATCTATATTTGTCTTTGGTACAAATGAGTCTTCATCATTTGGTCTGTAAGAATTGAATTGAACTGTATAACCAAGATCTTTCATTTTTGGAATAAAATCATTTCTTACGCCAATGAAAGCCATTCTTTTGTTTCCATGTCCACAGCAACATCCAGTTGTGCGAATCCCCATTTCCCAAAGTTTAACAATTTCTGGCAACAAACATTTATCAACTGCAATCAAATGAGCATTTCCATCGTCTGAAATCCAAGGAGTTTGTATATTGTAAGCGCAATCATATGTACCATATTTAATATCACAACATTCCATTTTTTTTCATCATCCTTTCGAGTTCTCTTTCTGCTTGTTTAAGTTTTCTTTTCCAATAAATACCTTTTGGATGCGATGTCGGAAACATTCTCATTCTCGCAGACAAATATGCACAATGGTCTATAAGGTTTTTAATGTTATCATCTCCGCTTTTCATTTACTTCGCATTCCTCCTTTCAGATCGTCTGTTCCACATTTTCGTTACTGTTTCGATATTTCCAGTTGACGTGTAAACCCCGCACTGTACGCATAGCACATAC